TGTCGGCTGGAAACGCACCGCGGCGCTATGGGCGGCGATCGATCGCGACAGCGATACGATTTACCTCTATTCGGAATACTACCGGGGCCATGCCGAGGCGCCGATTCATGCGGCCGCCATCCGCGCCCGCGGCGTCTGGATCCCGGGCGTCGTCGATCCGGCCTCGCGCGGTCGCTCCCAGGACGACGGCAAGAAACTGTTTGCGCAATATAGCGAGCTCGGCCTGACGCTGACCAATGCCGACAACGCGATCGAAGCCGGCTTGCATGCGGTGCTGATGCGACTGTCGACCGGACGCCTCAAGGTGTTCCGCACGCTGATGAACTGGCTCAACGAATTCCGTTTCTACCAGCGCGACGATCACGGCCACGTCAAGGACGGGCTCAAGGATCATTTGATGGACTGCACGCGCTATATCGTGCGCTCGGGCCTCGATGTGGCCACCGTGCGGCCGCCGGAGCAATGGACCATGGGCAAGCAGCCGGGCGGCATCACCTATGAGTACAATCCCTTCGCGACCCCTCAGCGCTGACGAAATGCTGCGCGAGAACATGCTCGCTTTCATAATGCGCCGCGATCGCATCGACAAGCCGAGGGCAACGGTCATCCTTAATCGCATGAACTATGCCGAAAAGACCTTGCTCGAACTGGCGCTGCCGCGACCGCGCGGCATGGACAGCGATTACGATCCGTTTCGCTGAAGCAATAACTTGACGTCGCTGCTATCCTGCTGGGCCTGATTGGCTTTTGGCTCTTGGCAGTCACAATTAGCGGCATATCGACGTCAGCTTGGGAGGCTGAGCCATGGAACCTAATACCCATTTCGCCGCAGGCGTGATCTGCACCGCGATCTCAAGCGCCGTCTATACATTTGCGGTGATCTATATCGGCTTTGAGACCGGCAATGTCATGGCCTGGCGCCTCGGCATCGTCACCGCCGGCGCCGCCTATGTCTCGAATGTCGTGGGCACGGTCTGGCCGCGATCCTTCGCCGCGCTGCCGCTGTTTGTCGTTTCCGTCCTCATCGGCGCCGTCGCCGGACTGTCCGCATTGATCGGGAGGTAACGCCATGGGATCGCTGTTCAGCCCCGGTACGCCCAACGTCAACGTACCGGCGCCGCCGCCAGTACCGCCCGCCGCCATTCCGGCAACGCTTGCCAATCCGGAAGTGGCACATGCCGCGGCCTCGGAAACAGCGCGCGCCGCGCTCGCCGCCGGCGGCGGGTTTTCGAATACACTGAAGACCTCAAGCCAGGGTTCGCTCGGCGCGCCCAATCTCGCCAAGGCCTCGCTGCTCGGACAGGGTGCCGCCTGATGCTGATGCTGGAAGACGCAGCCACGGCCATCTTTCGCGCCGGCGTCATCGTTGGCGCCATGATCCTCGGCGGGGAAACGTTCGGCACGGCCGGCGCCATTCTTGGCTTTGCCGCCGGCTCGCTATTCGTGGTCTCGGCGGCGGATTATCTCTGACATGCCCTCGACCGCGCTCGCGACCCGCGAGGACATCGCCGCGCCCTACTACACGCAGGCATCGCCGTCGCTGTTTGCACAAACGCCGGCGATCATCGAGGACAAGCCATGGACCTCCAATCAGAACTGGGAGGACATGCGCAATTACCTCGAGCAGGTGCTGCTGGGCTTGCGCAACTGGCGCACGCCGTGGTGGCTGCATTGGGGCGAATGCGCGGCGAACGAACTGCCGCGGCGCTATCACTGGCTGATCACGCCCAACAATATGACGCGCGGCCTGCCGATCAACCAGGACGTGGTTGATTCAACGCCGACGCAAGCGATCGGCGTCTGCTCGGCCGGCATGATGGACGGGCTCTCATCGCCGACCAAGATCTGGTTCCGTTTCCAACCGGCGATCAAAGGCTTCGAGCCCGACAATGCCGGCAAACGCTGGCTCAAGGAATTTCAATCGAGAGTCTACGACGTGCTCGCCGGCTCCAATTACTACGACGCCAAGCATCAATTCTACGAAGACGAAATCGTGTTCGGCACCGGCGCCATGCTGATCTACGAAGACCGCGACCGCATCATCAATTGTCAGAATCCATGCCTCGGCGAGTATTACTGCGCCGTCAACGGCGCCAATGAGGTCGATGTCTTCAACCGCGAATTCACCCAGACCTGCCGGCAGACCGTGCAGCGCTTCGGCGCCAATGCCGTTGCCGGCACCGATGTCGGGGAACTGTGGAACACCAAGGGCGGCAACCTCGAGACCGAATCGATTATCGGGCACTCGATCGAACCGAATTTTGCCGCCAATATGCCCGGGCAGATCGATGACCTCGGCGTCGTGCCGGGCGGCTTTGCCTATCGCGAATATTACTGGCTGCGCGGCAAGTCGACGCCGCAACCGCTTTCGGTGACCGGATTTTACGAACGGCCGTTCATGGTCGGGCGCTGGAACACGCGCTCGAACGATCCTTACGGCCGCGGGCCCGGCATGGACGCGCTGCCCGATGTCAAGCAATTGCATCAGATGACGCGGCGCTTTGCCGAAGCCGTCGACAAGCTGGTGCGGCCGCCGATGCTCGCCGACGTGACTTTGAAGAACGAACCGGCCTCGACGCTGCCCGGCCGCGTCACCTATGTTCCCAATCTCGGCCGCGATACCGGCATGCGGCCGACTTACACGGTCAACCCGGAGATCGCCGCCTTTGCCCAGCTCATCGAAAAGCTCGAGGCGCGCATCGAGCGCTGGTTCTATAACGACGTATTCATGGCCATTACGCAGATGGAAGGCGTGCAGCCGCGCAACGAGCTCGAGATCAATATGCGCCAGTCGGAACGGCTGATGCGGTTGGGGCCCGTGATCGAGCGCAATCTGCGCGAGGACGCCGTGGGTCTGCGCCGCGTGGTCGGGATCATGAACCGCCGCGGGCTCATTCCGCCGAAGCCGCCATCGTTGCGCGGCATTCCCATCGAGATCAAGTTTACCTCGAAACTGGCGCTGCTGCAGCAGGCCGCCGACACAAGCGCCATGGAACGCACGCTGTCGATGGCCGGGCGCATGGAGCCGATCTTGCCCGGCACCCTCGATGAATTCTCCAACGTGCGCTTTATCCATAACTACGGCGACAAGCTTGATTTTCCCGCCGATGTCTGGGCGACCGACCAGGAAAAGAAGCAGAAGCAGATGGCGCGCGCCCAGGCGCAGCAAAAGCAGGAAGCGGCGCAAGCAGCAACCCATATCGTGCCCGGCGTTGCCGATGCCGCGCAAAGCCTATCAAATACCGATACCGGCGGCGGGCAAAACGCATTGCAGATGCTGCTGGGACCGGGCGGGGTACAAGGACCGGGACGATGAGCGACAACCCACACAATACGCCGGTCAAGACCTACGAGGCCGACGACCCCAACAACCCGAACAATCTGGTGGTGCGCGGGAGCGACGGCGATCCGATTCCCGATGGGGTCGGCACGCGCATGATCGAGCGCGAATCCTATGAGCGCGTCATCGAGGGCCTGAAGATGGCGGCGGATGCCTGCATGCACTTGGCCAAGCAGGAACGCCGGCACGGGCAGACCTGGAAGGACATCGGCCAGGTGCTCGACCGCGTGCGGCTGGAAGCCTGCAAGCTTGCCGGCATCGATGCCACCATTCAATTGCGCGAGACCGAAGGCGCCCGCGGCAATCCCTATTCCTGGAACCGCGCCCGCAAGCGCTTTCTCGACGGTATCCGCCAGGCCACCGGCGGTATGCGCCAGCTCGCGACCTGCTTCCGTGGCGACCTGCGCTGGTCGATGATGGCGCAGCAACTGGAACGGCGAGAGCAATTGTTCCGCGCGCTGCTGGTCGACCGCCCGTTGCCGCCGGCACAGGTCGCCGCTGCAGTGCCGAAGCTCATCCTGCCGCCCGGCTATGTGAGGCACTAGACATGACGCAGCCGAAAATCGAGACCGTCGCCGGCGCCATTCCGCAGGCCTATGTCATGGGCAAGCAGCGGGCGATCCGCGTCGATGTCGATCGCAAATATCGGCTTGGCCTGATCGAACTGGTGCGCGCCGACGGCGGCCGCCAAGCGCGCTGGCACATCGAAAAGGCGCTCGCCAACGGTCCCTCGCGCGGCGGCTATGCCGAAGCGCTCAGCTTTTTCGGCAATGAATTCGATCTCAAGTGCAAGCTGACGGCGCCGATTGTCGAAGCCTGCGAGGTCTCGTTGCCGGGCTTTGGTCGCTGGCTCGAACTCACCGGCTTCGGCAATGACAAGTCCATGATCTGCGGCTTTGTCGCCTGGGCCGAATACAAGAACGGCAAGGGAAAGGTGATGACCGAGCGCGCCGACAAGGCGAGCGGGAAATCGTAATGCTCACGACCTTTAGCATTGATGGTGGCCCGACGGCTGATGACGTTGCCTTGGCGATTGTCATGGCAGCGCGCTTTTACGGCGAAGACCCGATCGGTATTGCGCGCGGGCATGGAAGCCGCGGAACACGAGAGGCCGCGTTTTGCGCGCTTGAGCTATGTTTCCCCTGGGCAAAAAAGGCGTCACTGGTGCGGATGGTGACAGGCGGTAAAACGTTTCTCACCAATTTCCGGAAAGGCTGGACTCGCGACGCGCGCCAGGCCGGCTACAAATTGCAGTTGCAAATTGCCGATGCGATCCACGCACAGCGTAACGGCCGCTCATTGGTCGTTGTTGCTGATGAGCCGCCAGTATCAGTTGTGACGAAGCAAGCGGCGTGCGTCCTTACAACGCGCCGAAAGCCAGCATCGGACTACGAGATCGTGACGGCTGGCTTGATGGGCGATCCGCCGCCATGCCGATCGGCTCTGCATCAGCGGCAATGACATGACGGATACTTACAACGCCGAAGATCAGGCAACCGTCGACAACCAGGCCAAGGAAGCCGCGCGGCGCAACGCCCAGGACAGCGAAACCTTCCGCGTCTGGATGAATCACCCGCACGGCCGCGATCTCCTGTTCCGCCTGGTTTATGAGATCTGCCACCTGGGCGAGACCTACGCCGCGGTCGATGCCATGGGCCATTCGGACACGCACAAGACCTATCTGCACTTGGGCGAGCGCAATATCGGCGCCTATCTCGACGAACGCATGCGCAAGCATCCCGAGCTCTACATGCAGATGCTGAAGGAAGCGGAGATCGAGGCCGAGCTGCGGCGCTCGCGCATCG